TTCTTAAACGGCTTGTAATTAAGAAACAATTGTGCCTTCCTTTTTGTCCTTGCGTCAAATCCTTCAATGAAATAATTATAAAAATGTTTGAAGAATTTGTTGTTTGTTTTTGATGCCGGAACATTGAATGTCTTCGAATAATCCGTGAACACCTTTTCGATGTCCCTTATGTCTTGAATCGATTGAGTAAGGGTGATTGATTCGTCTTTGTACAATTCGACTTCTTCAAGAACCCCTTGATCATTTTCAATATATAATTGTATTTGAAGCATTTATCGGATGTTGTTAATCTTATCGAATCCAAATTCGAAATCAATTGTGTAATCGGTTAAACGGTCATTGAGCGATGTCTTGAATGTCATTGCCTTAGATACTGGAATAATTGGAAGGATATTTCCTTCGTAATCAATCCAAGCGTTTTCTGTCAAGAACAATTCTTCGATTGTTTTATTCATGTCTTCTTTGATGAATCCAGTATTTAAGGTCAATCTTGTTTTTGCATTGACGTTGTATCTTTGATTTTGTGTGTCGTTCAATGCGTAACTTACTGAAGCTGAATTGATTATATTTCTTTTGAATAATTCATCCGTCACATTGAATGATTCGGTTGTCTTTTTAAAGAAATACAAATCTTGAAGTGCGCCCAATTTGTTTTGAAAAACCACTTTGTAAGGTGTGTATTTTGGTTCACATATATTGTGGACGGTGATTGTTTTTAATAAGGTTGTGTCGTCCGTTCCATAAACTTGGATTGTGGATGTATTGGCTGGAATTGTAATGTATTGAATCTTTTGATTTGAATTACCATTGTCGGTGATTTCTGTATCACTTGAATCAATTGTTACCTTGCCTACTTCTTCAGCAAATATTGGAAGTTTTCCAGCGGTATCTTCGGGCAAATAAATATTGGTCGAACTGATAAGAACATCACGTTGCAATTCGGGGTTGATTCCTTCTTCAAAATACCCATACCCATCCAATGCGATAAAATTAAATGTTTCGGGATTTGAATAAGTATATTGTTTTCCTTCGGTGTCGAAATATGTCACAACCGCAGCAACCCATTTTGCACTTGATGTGTATGTCCCGTCAAATGAAATATCTAAATAATCACGAACAAGTTCAGCAATTTCAAGGACAATGTTTTGTTGGCCGCTTATGATATTCTTATTTAATGTGTATTTTAAGTCCGTGTCTAAATAAGAACCTTCAGTTCCCGAATAAACATATAATTTTAAATTTACGCTTCCTAGTGCCATTTTTTTATTTTTATAAACTTACCGACTTCCCGACCGTGGTGTTTCCACAATTGGATTCAAGAACGTCTTGGATTACTCCATTTGAATCAATTTGCCAAATGATAAACTTACCGTAATTCGGGCCGACATTCACACGACTTACTGCAACCGCATAATATCGATTCCCACCGTTGAATGCAGTCCCATTTTTACACACAACACTTCCAAGTCCAAAAAGACTTCCCGTGCTTGTAATCGCTGAAGAAACGTAATATGTCCCGTCACAAAAACTTCCGGGTGTACTCAATCCGGTACTTATATAAAATTCATTTGATCCACAAAGGGCAACCGCAGCGGGTTGTGTGATTGTTTTTGTACAACTGATCGTTCCCGAATTAGAATATCCACTTGGGACATCAACGGTAAATGTCACACTTCTTGGTGTGTCGCTTGATACTTCCGAAAATGATTTCGGTGACCAATCTGAAATTGTTCCAAACTGTGAAGTTCCAACACTTACTGAGCCCTTGGTTGAAATTTGTTGTCCACTCAAATTTGCAATTGAACAAGTGAATTCCGGATTCCCCGCTGGTTGTGTAAATGTCTTCGAACATTCAATTGTTGATCCCGCGTTTCCATATCCAGCCGGAGCGGTTAAATCAAAATACAATGTCACACTTCGATCGCTTCCAGTATTGTTTGCTGGATAAGATGAAATTGATGAACCACCGGATGTTTCTTTGATTGAAGTTATTGTTGCCGTTGAATTTGGATTTGTGATTGTTCCGTCTTGGGCAATTGACCCACCACTTAATGCGTCGATTCCGTTGTTTATACAAGCGAAGTTTTCGTCTTGTGTTACCGTTACACTTACGCCTTGTGTCGCAGTACAAGTGTTCGAACCGTTGTCGTATGCCGAAACATAAACCGTGGTTGATCCACCAACTGCATTTGAAGACAATATAAGGGTGTTGCCATTTACTGAAGCATTGACAACCGCTGAAGGATTGTAAATATTATATCCAGCAATCGGATCACTTCCAGCCGTGAAATAAGATGTCAAGTCGATTGACACGGAATCACCGTCGGCATCCAATGATTGTGAAGGAATGCTTCCCGATGTTGTCGGGCCACCACTACAAGAAACTGGTGGGTCAGACGGTGTTGGTTGACTTGTGATAAGTGCCGGTTGTGTGACGGTTTGGTCACAATCAATGTAAGCGTCTTCAATATTTGCAAATCCCGTTGGAATTAATATTCGTATTGTCAGCGTTCTTGCAGTCGCAGTTGATACCGTTGCGAATTTACCATTGCTGAAATCACCGTCCGTTGAAGTGATTGAATCAATGACCCCATAAGCCAATGTTGGTGTGTTGATTTGTCCTTGTTGGTCAATGGATAAATTTAAGATGTTTGCGACCCCACACGTAAATGTTGGAAGTGGAACGGTCGGTTCATCCAAGTTTAAGTAAAACGGTGATCTTACGTTGATTTTTGTTGCCATTTTAAACGACTTGTGTTTTGATTAATAAATCATTGACATCAAGACCAAATGCTTCTTGAACTTGTTTATCAATGTTTTTAAATTCTTCTTCGAATGCACCCGTGAAAAATCGTGAGCCTTTTAAACCCTTACGATAAATACTTGTCGCAATCATATATTTCAAATTTTTACGTTCAATAAAACGTCCAGCTTCGTCACGTGGTGCTAATTTTTTACGAACAAGCCATTTGTCAAGTGACGTGGGATCAATCATTTTAAAACGTCCCGAATACTTATAAGGGGAATTTCTTGATTCAGGATATGTTGATTTCGAACCCTTGACACCCAAGTCTATGAATGTCCCGTAATCTTCCATATAAAATTCAAGATTGAAGTACAATGTTTTTGATTTGGTTTCAACCACACCCAATTTGTAGTCAATCGATTCATACAACTTACCCGAAGAAATTTGTTTTTCCTTCTTCAAGTTTTTACGTGCCTTCAGCTTCACCGCCTTGGCAAACAATTCAAGTGCTTGTTTTGTTCTTTGAAAATCCATTAGCAAGTCGTCATGTCGTTTTGTACAACAACATCAAATGTCGCCGCCCATCCCGCAAGTTTGTTTTCGAATCGATCGACAAATGGTTCACAAGACACCACGTCTTCGATTTGATATTTTTGAGTATATAAGTCACCCCTTTGCATTATATTAAGCACACGGGACAAAACTGCAAGTGTTGTATTAAGAACGTCTTGTTCGTTATCATTCCCGGTGAATGTGTCGGTTGTTTCTTCTTTTGATATGTCCACGATGTCCATGACAAGGATTGACATATTGAAACGGAAAACATTTGTGGCCACACTTGTGGAATTGATTGTCAAGTGTCCAAGTGGAAAAATTGACTGCTTGTCAAGATCAACATCATTAAGCGAACCGAATGTCACCGTGTTGATGAATGGTTCGCCTTCAAGTTGGTCTTTGATTTTTGTCGTTACTTCGTAGACTTGTTTCATTTTTTATTTATCATTTTTCTTTCCAGTTCCGTTTTTTCTTTTTCGAATGCCAAATACATTAAGCACTTGTGGACGTTTAATTTTGTCACTTCTTCAAACCGGGTAACGTCCCCCGAACTAAGTCCGTAAAGGCTTGAATACCAGCCCCATTTTGTTCCAAAATTTGCTGCTGCTGATCCGTCATGTCCGCCGTTACCAAATAACTCGGGATAAGATTCAACAATTCGATTCCTAAATGGTAAAAAAAAACCTTAGCACCCATGACAACATTCAAAGGAAGGTTTCGCATTTCTATGTGATTGTCAGTTCCTTTGTAATCTTCAAGGATGTATTTACCATTTCTTGAATATTTAATGGGTCGATATAAGACAGACATCGCCTTGTCCATTGAATCCCAATCGTGGAAGTAATTATCCAAATCGATGTATTCCCCAAGACTTAAATCGTCAAGGTTTGGAATGAAGCCGTATTTAACGCCATTTAAGGCGATTTGCGGGATCATTTTACATTCTTGGTTGAATATGTCTTGAAGGTGACTTGTGATGCTTGTAATGTCCGAAAAACGAATGTCAGCAATGTCCTTCAGATTTGCGTTGCAAAATATTTCAACCATTTTTTGAAGTGCAAATGAATTCCTTGTGTTTTCATCGAAATCCAGTTTCAAAAACTTCATGTATTGTCCCAATGTGATTTCACTTAAATCTTCGGGGACGTTGATTTTTACTTTCATACTTATATAATAAATTTATGTCGAATGTGTATAAAAAGAAAATGGCCACGTTTCCGCAGCCAAATTCAACCAAAAACAAATAAAAAAAGAGAAACTAAATAATTAATTCATATCGGGATCGGTATATTTCTTCAATCTTGTCATTCAGTTCTTTTGTGTTCTGTCGGAATTCCATTGTTCCGAATTTAATAATTCTTCCATTGATTTCCAAATTTAATTTGACCTTGTGTCCCCCTTTGACCATTCCGATGTTTGTGGGTTTCTGAATAACAAAGATGTCGTTCTTCCAACACGTATCCAAAACCTTCCAGTATTCAACCATTATCGAACAAGTTTTGCAAGTTCTTCAATCAATGTTGATTCCCAAAACCAAACCATGAGTTCGAATATTAATATCATGAAGCAAAAACTTCCGATCAACATAAGTGCTGCATATCCGAATATTTTAAGCACGGACATTCGATTTTCTTTGGATGTGGCCTTCTTGACCATTATCCATTCGACTTGATTATTTTCCATTTTAAATTATTTATGTTCGCAAATGTATTTGTGTGTAAAGTCTTCGAAACTTAATTCGGTTTTGACTTCTTCGTGATGCACTCGTTCACCGTCGTAAATTTCAGTAAACAAGCTGACATCATATCCGTCCGATTCTTGAATGATAAGGACTTCTTTTCCGGGGTCAGTAAATACTTCGTAATACTCCCCTTCGTAATCAAAAATTTCAAATGTAAATGTGTTCATTGTGTTTGTTTTGTTCATCAAATATAAAACAATTTATTTAATTAACAAATTTTTTTAATAAATAAAATATTTCCCTTTGTTGGGGTTTTCCAGTTGCATCATTAATGCGTACCGTGCGGCATCGATTGCGTGATCACCACTCAATGGATTTGGTTTCTGTATCTTGTTTCCCTTCTTGTCAGTTGCCCATACATATCCATTCAGTTCAGTAATAAGATTCTTTGATCTTGATGTGACGAAGATTTTGTTTTGGTTTATTAAGTTGATGCCGTAGATTATTGAATCACGTCCCTTGGTGACCGGGTTGATTGTGTGACCATACGATTGCAATTCGGCAATAGATTTTGGTTCAGCGGAATCCGCCCACAACTGACCCTTGATATTGTTGTTTTCTAAATATTGTGAAATGTTGGAATTAAGCATTCCTTTTTGATACAACACTTCGTCGAAGATATAAGCATCGTCATGCTTGTACAATGCCACACAACTTGTTTGGTCGATCGAGTACCCCCAGTCAAGTCCATAACAAAGAAGCCTTGAATCTTCGGGAAGTTTTGGTATTTCTAACCAGTCCGGAATGACCACATCGGACAATCTTCCGACACGACCTTCCAAATAAACATTGACGAAGTTTCGCCAGTATTCAGATGTTTTTGCCTTTTCCCTTGCAATATTAAATTCATCAAGAATTGATTGTGGAAGTGTGTCATTGTCTTTGTATGTGACCGTAATGAAATCCACGTCATCCCTTGGAACAAGTTCACGATCCGCCCAAAACAATTGTGAAGGGTTGTAATCCAACCAACAAATTTCACTTGTACGAATCAACATTTGATTGAATGATTCGAAGTCAATACCAACATTACATTCGTTCACAAACAAATGACTGCGACGCGCACCCCTCGTTCGATCCGGATTTTCATTTGAAAAGAATTCAATGGTTGATCCGGTTGTGAATGTGTATTTAAGTGTCGTTTGATTCCAACGTGCATCACGCCACCTTCCAAGTGCCTTCATAATCAATTTGAAGTCCCTTACCGGCCCCCTTTTTAGCATTGGATATGTCGCAGCCACAACGGACATTTCATACCCTTTATTGGGTTTCATGCACTCGTTGATCATTATGGTAAGAATGCAAATTGTTTTTCCCGCTGCCGAACCACCACGAATCAAACGAATACGTTTGTCCAGTTTATATATTTTTCGGAATGCTTCGGTTTTCTTTATTTCCAAAATGGAATCACGAAATGGGAATGGTTAATCCATTTCAATGATGAATGGAACATCTTGATCAAGATTGATGTCCTTTGTTTCTTTTGGTTTACCGTATCGGTATTCGTGAAATAATTTAACGTATCGGAAGTCATTCTTTTCAATACCTTCTTTTAAGGCTTCGAATGCCATGTCATCCAATGGGGACAATCTTTCGATAAGTTCGATTTCTTCCGCCTTCGGTTTGCGTCCCGCGAATCCTTTTGTTGAATGTCCACCGTTATTTTTACGACCGTCCATGAATTAATAAAAATTAATTAATTAATTATATAATAAAAAAAATCATTTCTTGTTAAATGCGTAACCCATACCCATAACAAATCCGAATCCAATAAAACCGATGTCAAGGATTAAATCAATCATATTTATATTCGCGTTGTTCGTGTATAACTATATGATCAATCGAAGGAATTTGAATATTGTTTTTTGTGTCAAAAATCCTTATAAATATTTTTTCAATAATTGATGCAATGACTTTACATTCACATTGAATGATGAAACCGTGCGTCCAATTATTGTTTTTGCATTCGTCTGTATTTTTTGAAGAATGACGCATGATTCTTTTATAACAATCCCCTTTTCCGACATACAATATTCTTCTTTTTCCAAAATTATCGTGACCACATAAAACATAAACCCCGTGTCTTGGATATTGTGTTTTAAGGTTTATACAATCCGATTCATATTGTGTTTGCCACTTGTCGCCTTCTTTTATTGTTGTGTTTTTTATTATTTCAATCATTTATTGTACAACTTATAAATTTTATCTGCAACTGCTTCAACCACATTGACCGTGACTGCATTACCACACATTTTGTATCGTTGTGAATCACTTATTTCACCGTTGGTGCCGTACTTTGTCCAATTGTCTGGAAACCCTTGAAGTCGTTCACATTCTATTGGTGTCAATCTTCTTATTTTATTTGTCGCTTGTTCAATTTTTGAAATGCTTGTCAAATACTCCTTAGAAGACCCCATTCTTCCAATTGCACCCGTAATTGTGTTATGAATTACTCCTTGACTACAAGCCGTGTCAAGTGTTTGTGCAACACCTTTTCCAACACGACCTCTTCTTGTTTCTGAATTTAGATTTGAATAATTTATTGAATCCCCTTCTTTTGCGATGTCGTATCCTTGTTTTGTTCCGTTTTTTATTTTTATTACTGGTTGACCACTTCCGTCTTCCCTTGCCCTTGCGGGTATTGTTGGCGAAATATCTTGTTTGTTTTGTCGGAAACCAAATCCGTCATTGTGTGTTCTTAATGTTCCGATTTGTGCATCGAGTTTATTTTCAATAATGTACGATCCAGTTCCTTCTGCTCGGTATCTTGCGGTAAGGGTGTTTGTTGTTTGTTCTTGTACGACATCAATCTTTGTATCGTCTTTTCCGATAGGAAATACCGATCGTCCACGTCTGTTTCCAACATATCCGACAAGGTAAATTCGCTCACGGTTTTGGGGTAAAAACCATTTTGTATTAAGCAATTGCCATTCAAGTCGATAACCCCCAATGTTGGCAAACGCTTGCAAGATTGCCGCAAAGTCTTCGCGATTGTTTGAGCTGAACGTTCCTTTAACATTTTCCCAGATAAAAAAATCTGGTCTGCATTCCCGAATAAGCCGAATTGCTTCAAGGATAAGGCTTGATCGTTTTCCGTCCATTCCTTGACGTTTTCCAGCAATGCTGAAATCTTGACAAGGACTTCCGAAGGTGATTGCATTGATTCTTGGTAATTGTGTTCCTCGAACATTTGTAACTGATCCGACATAAGTTGATTTTTTAAAATTGTTTTGATATACTGATATTGCGTGTTTGTCCACTTCGGAAAAATATGAATTCACCTTGAACCCAGCTTGTTCCAAACCTTTGTGAAATCCGCCGATCCCACTAAATAAATCTAATAAATTAATTTTTTTCATTTATACACATTTTAAGGCATTTCGCATTTCTGTTCCGACATATCTGTCACCAGCCAACCACCTTCCAAACTGACTTTCATGGAACACATATACCAATCGTGCATTGTCTATGTCTAAGAAGTCGAATGCGTGTCGTTCTTTACCGGTGGGTTTTAAGAATGGAACAATTGCAACATAAGGTTTTTCGACTTCGTGTGCTTCGAATATATAAGTTCTCTGTGTCCTTCCGTAATTGTCAACCACTCCAGTCATTGCGGCATATTCTTTTGCTTGATTAAACGTGACCTTTTTTCCAATGAACTTGTGTGATGAACTTACATATTTTATTTCGGCAATTATTACATTGGTGTCGTCCGCCATTTTAAAATCAAGATCACCGATATAAATATCACACCCTTTGAAGTGTTGACTTACTTCACCGTCAAAGAATGTCTTTGTGGGTTTCTGTCCACAAGTTTCACACGCTGGGTCTTTAATACCCCTTGAAGACGGACTTGTTGATTTGGTATCCGCTTTCAGTAAGGTATTTATTTTGTCGTTTAATTTTGCCATTTAATTCGTCAATTTGGTTTAACAATTCAGCATTTTCTTTCACCAACCGCATATTCTTTTCTTCCATGATTTGTAACCGATTCAATGCCGTGAAAAAATCGATGTCGGATTCGTTGACTTGGGATTTGATAAATTCAACACGTGAACGAAGGTTGTCGTATTTGATTCGAAGTTTTCTGTCGATGAACATCAAGTCTTCAAGTTCCCGGACATTATATAAGACCGTCGCATGATCCTTCTTAGGTTTTATTGACTTGCCAATTTCCGCAAGTGACAAAGGTGTGTATTCCCTACAAAGACCGAAATACATTCTTCGGATGTCAACGTGTTCACGAATTCTTCTTTTGTTTTTTTCTTCGTCATTCAGATCATATTCCAATGTATCGTGAATTATCTTTTTTATGATTTTAGTGTCCATTCTTTATGTTTTTTATCGTTGTGTATTTAACTTCATTAATTGCCTTCAATATGCCCGCGCAGGCTTCAAATTCTTCCGTGATTTCGTAGATTTTTAAGGCTTCTTCAAGTTCTTGTATTGATGCTCCATTTTTGATGTCGTTCAATGCAAGAAAATAATATTCAAGAACAATGTCTTCATTCATTTTGCAGTTCCGTGATAACAATATTGATCCAACAAAAATTCGATTTCATCCACTTCCTTGTTGTGGAAAATCTTCATGTAAACCTCAACGGCAACCTTGTATTTTTCACCACCACGGTCAATGACTGATTGTGGCATTTCGATAATACCCGGCGCACGTGTGTGTTTGTTTATGTAAATAAATGTAAAATTTTTAAGTTCGGGAAATAATTGCATATAAATCCACGCTTGAAGATCGTAATTCATTGCATCGATTTTCCATTCGAATTGTTGTGGTGTGACGATACCAGTTTTCAAATCATATATTGTGTCGCCCTTTATCATGTCAGCCTTACCCCTTACCGGATGACCGTCAATCATTTTAATGGACGCCACTTCAACTTCAGCATCTTTTCGAATTTCACGAATTTCTTCGTTGTTGTCTAATCGACGACACAACCATTCAGCAATGTTTCGATGTTTTTCTTTGTACACGTTTTCTTCACCGTGAAGCTGAACAAGTTCCTTGTATGCGTTTGTATTGCCACGAAGGTCTGTGTACACTTGACGATAAAATACTTCCGGTTCAAGCCAACACCAATGTGTCAATTTTCCAAGCATCAATGCTTCGGTGTTTCCACCCTTGCCTTTTAAGTATTGAAGTTGCTTGTCGGGGTCGTCAAAGATGTTTCTTAACACCGAAGAAGACAACGCATATTTCCCAAGGTGTCCGTAATAAAAAGAATCGTCCGCGGCCATTGTATTGATTTCCGCTTCAAGATATGTTTCGCCGTTGAACAAGGTAATCATAAAGATGTGATTTCGTTTTGTTCTTGGTGTCGTCTGTCAAGTTCTTGTTGGCATCGTTTTCCGTATGCGTCAAGTCCACCGTCTGTGATTGCACGTTGCAATTCTTGTTCGGTTAATGATCTGTAAAATATTTCTTCGTATGTCATGATTGTGTTTTTTGTAAATATAAACAAAAATATTTAATTATTTCGATTCTTGAATACAAATTGCATATCGTTGATCGATGTCGGGAAATTCCGATTTCATTGTCTTATCGTTCATACAACGATTAACAAATTCTTTTTTTGATTCATTTGGTTTCTTCTTCGGTATTGGCATTTTCTAATTTTTTAAGTCGTTCAATAAGTATTGCAACCGTGATTGATAAGTTTTTTATATCGCGTTGCATCTTAATTAATTTAACTATTAATTTAGCTTCTTTCATCTGAATGCGTCTTTAATTAATGCGATTCCCATTAAAAGAATCCCGATTGCCATAATCAAAAACGATATTGGTATCAAGTTCATCATTTGTTTAAATTTTTAATTTTTTCTAAATATAAAATAAAGTCCATCGCTTCGGACTGCGCTTCTTCAATCCATTTGTAAAAACCATCCGGATTGTCGTACAAGGTTGTTCCGTATTCCTTAATTCCTTCATGACTTCTTGCCTTGAATTTATTTATGATGTTGGTCACAATCTTGTCTTCTTTTGGAACGTATCGTGGTTCGATCCATTCGTCATTCATTTCGTGCCACTTTTTTATTGTGTCGCTCATTTTAATCTTATTAAATACTCAATAAATCGAAAAACAATATATCCAAGGATTAAATTTTCCATTTCTTTTCAAGTTCTTCAATTTCCTTTTCAACACGTCGTGCGCGTTCAATTGCACGATGTTTGTCCGCACGGTACGATTCAAGTGATTTTTCGTAATAATATTGGTTTTGCATCATTTCTGTGACAAAGAATCCAATTTGTGTCATGGCCGAAACGGCATCACTTAATGTTTCGTTGTTGGGATATTTCTTTTTCAATTTAAGAAGGACTTCGCCCACTAAATTAAAATTTCCGTAATATTCCATTTCTTTAAGGTTTTGCATTTTTTTGTTCATTGTGTTTTATTTATATGTGTTGTAAACTTTCACCAGTCGATTGTAAACCTCGTTTTTAAAACTGCAAGGCGTACATTCCGGACGTCTTAAATTAGGAAACACCCTTGTGTAAATATCGACAAAATTTTCTTGTTCTTGTGGACTGAATTTATTTTGCTTCGATTCAATTGCATTCTTGACCACATTGAAATCTTCTTCATTGAAGCATTCCGGTTTTTCATATCGGAATAAGGCATTCATTTTTTTCTTACGATCGTCGCATCCGCAATCGGTTCCCAGCTTATCGAACACCTTGTCCACGACTTTCTTGATTCCCGTCTTCTTTGTTATTTTTTCAACGGTGTCGCCAAGTCCGGTTGAACCTTGTTCATGGTTCTTTTTGAATGTTTCGAATTCTTGGTTCTTGGATTTTGTGGAAGTCACCGTTTTGGTAGTCTTCCCAGTCTTCTTTGAATTTTTGTTTGATTTCATTTTTACAATTTTTAAGTGTGTTAAATATACTCACGAAACTGATATTCGTGGCCGCTGCAATCTTCCGGATTGACATATCGGTGTCACGATATAATTCAGTAAGTTTACGATTGTACCATGACCAAGATTCCATTTCTTGATCAATAAGGGTGCATATCTTATGAAACGCTTCATGTTCTTCAATATCGTCTTCAGCGACCAATTGAACGATGTTTTCTTCGTCATCCAATGAAACCTTATGGATTTTGTTTTTGGCGTTGTAAAACTGATATGTGATTGTTTTAAGGGTGAAAAACATATACCCTTCAGACACTTTGCCGTCATGGATAATCTTTTCGGGTGTCGTGTATTTATACAATGCCAAATAAGCCTCTTGGACGATGTCATCTTGATATTGATGTTCGCCAAATGATTCAACCAATTTAATCCATTTATCATGGTCTTTTGCTACTAATTCAAGCCATCCGGCGGATCGTTCCATATTACGGTAATTGATACAAAAAAAACACAACATTGAATCCAATGTTCTCGACCGTCTTCATGGTCATTATAAGAATACAAGATTCCAATCATTATTCCCATTACCGGCGCAAGTCCAATGTCAGCCTTTTTTATGTGGCCAACAATCAAAACGATTGCAAATAATATTAATAAGGAATAAATCAAAATAATACTGTTTTTGGTGTTTTTTGTTCGTGCATCAAATTAACCCCGCCAAATTCATATCCAACATTGTTGGGGAGCATTTTTAACCTTATGGGATCGTCAAGACTTGTCGGACGACCACCAGTCACATATTCCTTCACTTTAAGCACGTGAAGTTCCATTACATTCCAAGAATCCTTTGACTGAAAATATCGGTGACATACAAAGAAATTCGAACAACGGTTTGCCCACTTCACACCACCTTCAACTTGTGAATAAGACAACGGCATGGGGAATCCAGCCATTGGGTGTGTAATTGGGTGAACCTTTCGACTTGATTCCGTGACACCGTGCATCGATACCATTAAGGTGATCTTGTGTTTTTCAGCAAACAATCGCATTTCACTTGCAATCATGTAATCCAATTCGTGCGATCCATAAGCCTTCATTTCTTCTTTTGGTTTCGCAAGTGAATTGTAAGGGTCTATAAATGCCGCAGCACTTGGAAGTGCATTGTGAATCCCAAGGATTTGTGTAAGCACGTCCTTATAAGTGCATACTTCTTCAACCTTCAAGATTTTGAAGTGGTGATCCGTCCAATCGATTGCTTGTTCAATATCGTCTTCACTTGATGTGTCGATCGGTTTTCCCATTTTGTATTCAATAATCTTTTGCGCAATTGATCCCGGTGTGTTTTCAGAAGACCAAATGATGAATTTTAAATCATATTTTTGTGCAAACAAGGTCATTAAATACAAACAAAAAGAAGTTTTTCCGACACCAGCGTGTCCCGCATATATATCCAAACTTCCATTTAATTTTAAACGATAAAATTCGTCAATCGAAGGGATTCCAATTCTTAAACCTTGAACCACATTTCCGTTTTTAATGGCAAGGATTTCATCTTTTATTGTGTTCTTATCTATGATCATATAAAAAAAAGGGGACAATGTCCCCCTTAATATTAAAATGCAAGGTCATCAACTTGTGCTTCTTTGCGGTCTTGGTTTTGTGTTGCGTTTGTTAATCCGACGGAACGATCAATTTTCCAGCCACTTAATGACATAAAATATTTCACTTCGTTTTTTGGACTTGTCCATTCGCGTCCGCGAAGGTTGTAACCGATTTCGACTTTCTCGCCTTGATCGTACCCGTGCAATAAATTGATTTTATCGTTTACAAATTCGATTTCAAGTTTCTGTGGATATTTGTCATCCGTTTCCAAGATAAGCGACTTCTTTAGCATATTGCCAAATTTTTTCTCTTGACTGATTTGACGAATTGTTCCTTTGACTGATTGTGACATGATAATTATTGATTTTAAATTTAAGATATATTTTTCCGATTTTACTTCCCCGTGATGACATATTGTTCGATTCTTTTTGCGAGTTCAATACCATTGTTCGAAGTGAGTTTTTCATTTCCTTTGATATAATCAAATGCCGTCTTCGCACTTGATTGACGAATAATTTGAAGTTGTGTTTCGTTCATCTTATTTGATCTTTAAGTTGTTGATTTTCGTGAAGTTTTTCAAGAAGCATCCCGATAAGTTCGGAACGTGTCATTGTGTGTACGTTTAAATTGTCCATATAATTATTATTTTTTTACTAAGTTAAATAAAATTTTTAATAAAAAAAAGGGATGCTTAAAAAAAAACACCCCCTTTCCTATGAACAAAAAAACACAATTACGTCATCCGTTTGACTTCAGACGAATAATGATCAATCTTTTCGATTAATTCATCGTTGGTAAATTTAACAAGTTGTTTGGACTTGATAAACATTTCTTCAGCAAGTTGTTGACCGAGTTTTAAACCGAACACATATTGTTCTCCGGATTTAAACATATTGCAACCAACACATTGAACACGGACATTGTCTTCTTCCCATCGGGTTGAATAATTTTTGCGTGACATAAAATGTCCGCATTGCATTGACTTATAATGATCACGTTTGCCACAAGTGAAACATTCAGTCATTCCGTGCTTGTCTGAATATTTAAGTCTTATATATTGACTAAATATTACGTCAAGTTTTTTGACAAGTTTTGATCGTGTCGGCTTCTTTGAGTTTTTCGGCATTGTTTTACGTTTAAGCAATAAATTGCCAATTAAGTTTATTTATCCATTGCTTTAAGCAATAAATTGCCGTCAGCTTCATTGAATCCCTTAATCAAGGTATATAAATATTTTGAATCCGATTTAACTTTATTCGTTTCGTATTTTTTTGAATCTGTGCCAAGGTTTTGATATTGAATTTGATCCATTTCCAAAATTGCATCCGTTCGTTCTTTTACGGTCAATTGGAAATCTTTTGCAATTTTTTCAGCAAGTTTGCGAATTGTTAAATCTTCAGACATATTTATTTATTTTAAAATTAGACATATAAACCACTAACCCACCAAAGTTCGATGAATTATTTTTTATTTTCAAGAAGTTGTTTGATTGTGTTTTCAACATTATCGTCCTTGACCCTTATATTTTTTTGAATAATTTTTGGACGATTTCAGTTGTGATTGTTTGGATTTCGAATGAATTCCGGGACGTTTCTTTTTGGGTTTAAATGAATGTTGATAAGTTGTACCTCGTGCCATTATTTGTGAAGTTTGTTTCCGAATACCTTTTCGACACCACGTGAACCGAAATAACCCCCTACAATGACACTTAATAAACCAGTAATCGAAGACAATTCAAGACCATAAAACCAACCCACAACATAAGAAATGGAAAAGAATGCCAACGTAAGCGGACGAACATTTGAAGCCAACCAAGAACCCGAACGTGCATCCGCAACCCATCGTCTTGTCACACCGTCAATTTCAGCACGTTCATTTTTTAATTTTTCAAGGGCAACTTGTTTGTCAGCGTCTGACATTTCAGAACCACCAATGATTGCTTGTATCACACTTCCAATGGGTGTTTGATCCGCAATTGCACCAACAACATTCGGAATCTTATTCAATAAGAATTTTCCGACATCGGTGTCCTTGAATTTTTTTTTAGTTTCTGACATATTTTAAATACAAAACTTGTGCAAGTTCAACTTCGTGTTCATTGTCAACACAAATGTTTTTTGTGATTTCTTTGTATTCAGCTAATTTTTTTGAATGATTGATTGACGCGCATGAGGTCGTCATGATCAATATTGGAATTAATATTTTCATATCGTTTGTGTGTTTGTGCGATAAGTATCGCGTTTGTGAGTGCATCAATGGACTTGCGAATTTCTTTCAATTCGTTTCTTAATCCATTTGATTTGACATTTATTGTTTCTTTACCCATATCGTTGATCCCGTGGTGTTAGTATGTCCAAATGACGTTGGGGTCTTTATCTGAATGTATGTCGCCGGAATCGACATGGATGAATGTGTCGGCGATACCGATTCTTGAAAATCCGGCTTGTAAGAATGCCTTGACCATATCGTGTCGGTCACGGGATGTTGTGCAATGTACGTCCGCCGCGATACCTTGTAAATGAGTTGAGTTGGGTTTTCCCCCAACTTCTTGATTCTTGTATATGGTACGGTATCCGGAATTGATGTGCATTGGTCTTCCGTAAATCTCACGGGCGTTGTCCAACATTGCAAGGAAGCGTTCGTCCATGTTCGTTCCACTTCCCGGGTGGTCACTTGAATCGAATTCGGATAAACTGAAATACTTCATGAAAATATTGAATAAATAATTTTAACCAAAACAAAAAATGCAACAATACCAACAAAGATCACCTTGCCTTTGTCAAATATTAAATCACTTTTCCAATTATCCACCACCCAATCTTTTGCGGCTTCTTTTATTATTAACCAGTATTTTTTCATTTTATCTTCTTTTTGTGTCGACGTCACGTCTTAAATATTCAATGTCCTTCATAAATGCCTTCAATTCAATTTCAAGCATTCGGACTTCTTCTTCGGTTTTTCTTTGATTTGGCCAAGTGTATTTTTGTTCGTTTTCTTTAAGTTTTTTTGTCGCGGTTTCCACGGCATCAACCCTTGCATTTAATGTATAATAAGAACCAACAATCGAAGCAAACATTGCCAAGATTGTAAGTATCTGCGGAATCGATACGCTGAAGTCCGCCTTCCCGTCGTTGTTAATATCGAATTTGGGCATATTAATTGAGTTTTTTGTAAATACTGATCAAGGTGTATATTATCGCCAAGGACAACGACACCACTTGTAAAACTGGTTCAATTTCTGTAAGGCTTACCAATAAGGCGAAAACATTTAATATGTATAATTTCAAATCATTCATTTTTATTTAAGTAAATGTAGGTGTCCATTTTGCAACTTGGGTATTGCTACTAAAAAAATATCCAAATTGATTTACTGAATCGTAAGCACCAGACCCGGAACCTTGAAAATAATAACCACCAAAACTAACATTTTGTTGTTCTAATGAGCCAAGTTCTGTATCATATCGCCAAAAAGTATCCGTACTTAAATTATAATCCCTAACAAATCCATAAATTGAATTTTCAGCGTGAACCATTTGCATTTGTTGACTTCCGGAAGGTCTATTATTATTGTAAGCTGATATAAAACCAGCGGATAAATTCCTGATATAAATAGTTGTATTTGTGTTTATTCCGTGATGAATTAAATCATTATCCCTATCAATTGCAATTTCATTTGCGTAAGTTCCAGTCAAAGTAACCTCACTTTGGAAAACGCCAGACGAATTGTATTTTCTTAATTTAGTACTTGATGAACTTATATTTGTCATTATATACATATTTCCACTTGAATCAATTACAAGACCCCTTACATCTTGAAAAAATTTTGGTGAAAAAGATCCATTGACAACCGCTTCAACCACATAAGTTGAAACAATTGATCCGTTAAGATTTCTTTTCCTTATAACCTTAGTATCATAAGTTGATCCCCCAGGACTACCGCCAAATTCTTCAAATGTAAATAGATATCCATTATGATAAGCAATACCCCTTCCGGTGTTATTTTGATAACCCGAAGGTGTCGTCAATGAAAATGCGTTGGAATTAAAAGTCCAATCTGTAATTCTTGGACCAATTGGAATGCCATCCGCTTGACTGATAAGTCTTTTGTTTAACCCCATTTTTTAAAATTGATAATCAATTACACTTGCCTTTGTTGTTTTGGCATTTATATTTGTTTCGTGTGTTGCACATTCAGTTCTTAATGCTGACCTTGCATCAATAACGTCTTGCGGTGCTGCAATACCTTCTTGTGCGCGAATTATATACCAATCTGTTTCCGCAAGTTTTGAATTGTAAAAATGTTTTAATTCAGCAATCTTTTGTTCTTTTAATTCCGTAACCGTTTCGGTATATGTTATTGATTCAACTGGATAAGTAAATACTTCAGAATCCGCATCAAAATAAATGTCGCCAAGTTGTTCAGATTGTTTTGTGGTTGGTGTTACAACATCGTAAAATCCAAGACCTTTTAAATCTTCGTCCGACATATAATTAACCCCAAGAATATTACCCCAAGTTTTTGGAACTGAAGAATATGTTTTTATTGTACCGTTTAAGTTTATTCCTTTCATTTTATTTTATTTTAAGCTGGGTTTGTGTCGCTTGTATATGTCGCAACTGAATAAATCAATATTGCATCCGAATCGTTGTCATCAATACACACCACTTGAATATGGTTTGAAGATGCACCGTCATAAGTACCAGTTCCCGCTTGGTTGATTGCTGAAGTTGTAAAGTCATCCGCCATTGTAATGGTTTGCG